TAAAAATCCTGATTGGCAGTAAAGGCCCGATTGCCAGCACAAACAACAGCAGCGACGGCACCTCACGCCGCAATCCGGTAGACAACCATTCTAAGGAGCCGAGCAGCTACCGTTGCCGTAAGACGAACTACGATTCCAGCGTGAGCTATTCACAGTTGGATGCCTGGTCTATGCAGCCTAATTTCCAGTCTCTGATCAGTGCTGCACACGCACAGCAGGTTGCGCTGGATCGCATCATGATTGGCTTTAACGGTACGTCATACGCTGAAGTGTCTGATCGTGCTGCAAATCCGCTGTTGCAGGATTGCGGCGTTGGCTGGCTTCAGAAAATCCGCAATGAAGCCCCGCACCGCATTATCAGCAATGTCACGCTGACCGCACGTGACGAAGACAACAAAATTGTAGCCAAAGGCACTTACGGCAACCTTGATGCGGCAGTCTTTGACGCCAAAAACACCCTTCTGGATTCCTGGCACCGCAAAGCGCCTGATCTCGTCGTCATTTTGTCGTCAGACCTGCTGACCAGTAGTTACTTCCCGAAACTGAACGCGTTGAGCCAGACCAATCCGAACAGCGAACTGATCGCGGCACAGCTGATCGTGTCCAGTGAAAAAGTTGGCGGTCTGCCGGTGGTCTTCGCGCCGTACATGCCTGATGACTGTGTGCTGATCACATCACTGAAGAACCTCTCTGTGTACTACCAGTTGGGCGCACTGCGTCGAACCATCAAAGAAGAGCCGGAATATAACCGCGTGGCTAACTACCAGTCCTCGAATGATGATTTCGTTGTAGAAGACTACGGCAAATGCGCTTTCATCGACGGGATTTCTTTTGCTGAAGCCCCGGAAACACAGTCCGCGGAAGTGGTCGATCAACCCGTTGATACCGAATAGAACGCGGTGAATAACTGATATTGCGGGCGCTTTAGCGCCCGCCTCCTGGAGAAATTTATGCTAACCCCGGCACAAAAACACTTTCAGAAAGTGATGGCTGATCGACGCGGAGACAGCGCCGCACAACAAAGCGTTGTACGTACAGCGCATGAGCAGATTTTGCACCGGCTGCGCCTCGATCAGGCCTCTCTTAAAGCGGTGCAGTCAACTGAGACAAAGGCAGTAATGAAGCGTGACATGCTGCCGAATTATCAGGGCTGGATTGATGGAACACTGGAAGGCGACAGCGGGCGACAGGACGAAGTGATCACCACGCTGATGCTATGGGCGATTGACTGCCAGGACTACCAACAGGCGCTGAAAATTGGACGCTACGTGGTTAAGCATGGCTTATCCATGCGCGATGATTTCAAGCGTACCGCGCCGGTATTGTTGGCTGAAGAGATCAGTAACCAGGTACTTAATATCGCAACGGCTGACGGCGGGGCTGATTTGTCTGGCTATGTGGCCCTGCTGGATGAAGTGGCAGAGATTGTTGAGGGCTGTGATATGCCGGATGAGGTGGCATCCAAACTTTGCAAAGCGCGTGGTTTTTCCCGCCGTGGTTCATCCGACAACGAAACAAAAGGCGAGGCGCTCAAGCTGTTTCGCCGCGCAACAGAACTGAATCCAAATGCAGGCGTGAAGCGTGAAATGCAGGCTTTAACCCGCGATTTGAAGAAGCTGGCAGCATCGCAACCCGATGCGGCCCAGGCGGAGAAGAAACCCGCGAAAACTGCCACCGCGCCGCGCGCCGCCAGTAAAGCTAAAAAGCCAGCAGGTAAAGCGGCAAAAGCGAAAAAAGAATCTTAACGACTTCGGCCCCGACCGACAGGCGGCACGCGCGGAGATCTGCCCTTAAATGGTCTTTTCACCGCGCGTCCACCGCCTGATTTTTGAGGAACGTTCATGAGTAGCCTGGTAGCAACTAAGCATCAGTTTCCGGCCAGCAGTGACGTATCTGATGTGGATGATGGAAATGAAACCGTCACGGCGGGCAACTTCTGGCCTGTTATCCAATTGAAGGAGTTACGCCTTGCTGCACGTATCACTGGCGGCGTAACGACATCCAGACTGAAGCACGTAGCGACAGAAGCCGTGGCGCACGTTACCGAGCAGCTTGATCAATGGCAGGCAAATCAGGAGGCAGCGGGTTACGCGCAGTTGCAGGATGTACCAGCCCGGAAGTTGAACGATGAAAGCGCCAAAGTTTACCGATACCGGCGCGCGGTTTACTCCATCGCTCGCGCCCTGGTACTGGAAGGGTACAGGGATGTTGATACCACGCCGAAAGGTGATAAAGACGCAGCCGCGCTGGATCTTCAAATCAGCGATCTCTGGCGGGATGCCCGCTGGGGGATTTCAGACATTCAGCGCAAGCCGCGCATTTATGCGGAGTTGTGCTGATGAAGGTTAAAGCCTTGCAGGGAGATACGCTGGATCAGGTATGCCACCGGCATTATGGAACAACAAAAGGCGTAACCGAGCAGGTGTTACGCGCTAATCCGGGGCTGAGAGGGCAGATTTTTTTAGATGCCGGGCAGGTTGTGGAGATGCCAGACATCGAAACGCAGCCCGCAAAGGAGATGGTGCAGCTATGGAGTTGAATCCGTTTCACCGGCTGTGTGACTGGATAACCTGGGTAACGACCTCCATTGGTGTCAGCGTTGGCGTCATGACCTGGAATGAAAAGATTGGTTTCGCTGGTCTGGTGCTGGGTGCGCTGTTTGGCTGGCGCGCATGGATACATCGCGCCCGCGTTGAAAAGGCGCAGGAGAAACGCAATGCGCTGATTGAGCAAATTCTGACGCAGGCAGAGCATCGTGATTTGACCGCCGTTGAGCGGCTGGAGTTAACACAAATCCGGGCGGGAATAGATGATGAAGACGGTTATTAAACGTTGTTCCATTGCGCTGATTGTCGCCCTGGGCGTGTCGATGGCACCTGAAGCGTTGAGGACGTCACCTGAAGCACAGCAAAAAATAGCGTCCTGGGAAGATTGTCGTAACACGCCCTACTACTGCACCGCCGGGGTGCTGACAGTGGGAATAGGTTCAACCGGGAACGTACAGAAACGCAGTTACAGCGATGCAGAAATTGCACGGCGTTGGGTGAATGACATGCAGCATTCTGAGAACTGCATAAACCAGAACTTTAACGGGAAGGCGATGCCGCAATCCGTTTTTGAGGCGATGACTGATGCCGGGCTGAATGTGGGATGTACTGGCCTGATGTGGTTTACGGATAAGAACAAACGCAGGCAAAGAACCACGCTCTGGAAAAATGCCCAGGCGCTTAACTGGATCGGAGTATGTGATCGCTTAACTGATTTCGTTAACAGTGCTGGTGAACGGTCACAAGGTCTGGTGAATCGCCGTACTGATTTTCAGGCCTGGTGCAGGCGAGATCTGGAGGCGAAGTGAAAACCTTTATTTATGTTGTTGTCATCAGCATCTTGGGCTTCGCTATCGGCTATCACCGGGGATTTACGGGCGCTGTAGCTGACGAGAACGAAAAGAAACTGCAACAAATGTTTGATGAAAGCGCGGCGGTAATAGGCGAAATGCGCGGGCTAACTGCTGAAGCACAGGCAGCAGTAGCAGGTGTCAGAAAAGCGGAACAGGAGCGAAACAGTGAAGGTGAAAAAAGGCGTGAAAATATGTCCACGGCGATGCGCGCTGATGAATGCGCCGGTGCTGTTGTGCCTGTTGCTGTCAGCAATGGGTTGCTCAGAAAAGATAAGAGTCCAGACAAAGCTGATTCACGAACCAGTACCGCAAAGCCTGACTAACGAAACCCCTGTACCGGAACTGAAAACGCCGGTTACGTGGGGAGGAATCGCGATTTACGCCGATCAGCTGCATGACGCGCTCGACACCTGCAACATGGATAAACGCGCAATTAATGAACTGAATCTGAAGCGCCTGGCGCGCCAGCAAGCTCAGGAGGCAAAACAATATGCTGAAAATTAATTCTCTTCGCGATGCGCTAACCCGTTCAAATCAGTGGTGCAAAGCAAACCCCGAAGCCTTCAGCGTATTTATTGAATCAGGGCATGTTGAGACAACCGGCGAAACGGCTGATTTTGTTTACGCCTATACGCTGTGCCTCTTCGTAATGAATTTCGCAGGTGATCTGGACGATTTTACGTTGCCGATCATGGCCTGGCTCTGGCAGGAGCAGCCGCAACTACTGCTGAACCCTGAAAAAAATAGAGAGATTAAATTCACTACCGCTATCAATAACGATGACACCGCCGATTTGTTTTTTGAATTGCCTATCAGCGAGCGTGTGATCGTCACGCGTAATGGTGACGGAACGCTGAAGGCAGATCACAAGCCAGAGCCACGTCCACGTATACCGCCGGAGTGGAGCGGAATTATCGAAGACGTAACCTGGAGTACGCCCGTATGAATGCCGGGGATGTTCACGCACTGGATCAGTATTTTGCTGACATTCTGGCGGGGGTGTCATCAGCCGGGCGCGCGCGAACAGCGCGCACCGTCGGAAAGATGCTGCGTATCAGTCAACAGCAGCGCATACGCGCCCAGCGTAATCCTGACGGTAGCCAGTATCAGGCCCGCCGCCGCAAGACACTGCGCACGCAGCAGGGGATTGCTTTCATATGGGAGGGGCAATTACGTCGCCTGAAGAACTGGCATAGCGGGCGCGGAAAGTACGGGCGAACAATCACCGGTTTTGATGAAGACAGGAATGAGGTTCGCACCTTCTACCGGGCAGATATAGAACGCTATACCGAGATCAATACGCGGGCGGGCCAGTCTCCACGCATGGTTAAAGCCCCTATGTTCGTCAAGCTGCGTACATCACGTTTCATGAAGATGCGGGCAACTTCAGAAGGTGCCGAAGTCGGTTATAGCGGCATGGCGGCGCGAATTGCCCGCGTACATCAGTACGGGTTGCGCGAGCAGGTTGGGCCAGGTGCATTTGCGAAATATGCCCCGCGTGAATTGCTGGGTATTTCCAGGGCGGATGAAGCCCTGATCCGTAGCGCCGTGATCAACAGCCTGGGGAGTGCTGGCAAATGAGCGCCGAACTGATGAGGCTCCTTGAAAACGTGCTGCGCGTGGGGATTGTCACGGAAATATCGGAAGACGGTAAAAACGTGCGCGTACAGAGCGGAGATCTGGAAACGAATTGGCTCAGATGGAAAACAGGCCGCGCCGGTGATTTTAAAATCTGGTGCCCACCGTCGCCGGGTGAGCAGGTATTGCTGGGCTGTATCGGAGGCAATCCAGAAACGGCAATTTTGCTGGGTAGCCTTTACAGCAATGATAACGACGCCCCATCCGCCAGTCTGAAACAGATGGTGATTACTGCGCCGGACGGGGCCAGGTTCGAATATGACGCGGAAGTTAGCGCCCTGACAGCCAGCGGTATGAAAACGGCAACCATCCAGGCTGAGACGAAAATCACGCTTGATACAGCAGTGGTGGAATGTACCAACCACCTGAAGGCAAAAACCTTTGATTTTAGCGAGGGCGGCAAGATGGCTGGCGATGTTACTCATACCGGCGGAAACCTGTCTTCAAACGGCAAGGTTATGCACTCGCATAAACACCCTGGCGATAGTGGCGGAACGACAGGAGCGCCAATATGACAGCGAAATATACGGGTATGAATGAGGCCGGTACTGGCACGCTTTCTGACTCCGATCACCTTTGGCAGTCGGTGAAAGATGTTTTATTGACGCCGCTGGGGTCACGGGTGATGCGCAGGACGTATGGCAGCCTGTTACCTGATTTGCTGGATGCACCTAAAAACGAAACAACCCGCCTGCAACTTATGAGCGCCACCGTAATTGCTCTTACGCAATGGGAGCCGCGGATCGCTTTAAACCAGGTTGATGTGATTTATTCAGAGTCCGGCGCGGTGACTGTGGGGCTTAGTGGATTGATCACCACCACTATGCAGGCGACAACAGGCACTGTGAACCTGAAGGAGCCGAACAATGGCGACAATTGATTTATCTGAACTGCCGCCACCGGAAGTGATTGCGGCGCTGGATTACGAAGTCATTTTGAGTGACGTGAAGGCGCAAATGGTTTCGGCTTATCCGGAAGATCAGCAGGATGCAATTGCGGCTGCGATGGCGCTTGAGTCTGAACCACTGAACGTGATCGCTCAGGTAATTGCATATCGCGAGTTGTTACTTAGACAGCTTGTTAATGATGGGGCGGCGGCTTGTATGTTGAGCCACGCCGTATCAACCGATTTAGATAACCTGGCAGCAAACAACAACACAGAACGGCTGACCGTCACCGAGGCGACAGACACAACAGATGCAGAAATGGAGAGCGATTCGAAGTTACGCCTTCGCGCCCAGGCTGCATTTGAGGGGTTGAGCGTTGCCGGCCCAACTGCCGCTTATGAATATTTCGCCAGGAGCGCATCAGGCAAAGTGGCGGATGCCAAAGCGTCAAGCCCGGCCCCTGCTGAAGTGATTGTTTCTGTACTCTCGTCAGAGGGAGACGGTACAGCATCAGCGGAGTTGATCGCCACCGTAAACGCGGCCCTATCCGATGATAGTGTGCGTCCGGTAGGCGACCGGCTGACGGTGCAGAGTGCAGAGATCGTCAACTATGAGATTGCGGCAACCCTGTATTTCTACCCTGGCCCGGAATCAGAACCTATCGCAGACGCTGCTGAAGAGGCGTTGCAGTCCTGGCTGGCAGACCAGGGGGGCATAGGTCGCGATGTTGCCAGATCAGCAATCATGGCGGCATTGCACGTTCAGGGGGTGCAGCGTGTTGAGGTTCAGTCACCTCCCGCCAATGTCGTCATCAGTGACACCCAGGCGGCGCGCTGCACGTCAGTAACAATTACCAAAGGCGGAACAGATGAGTAAAAGTCTGTTAACCCCCAAAGCCAGTGACTTTCTGCGCCGTGCGGAAATGGGTACTCAGCGTATATCCGAAATTCCTGTAGATCTGCGCAAGCTGTGGAATCCCGATGAATGCCCGGTTGCACTTCTGCCTTATCTGGCGTGGGCGCTGTCTGTTGATCGCTGGGATAAAGGCTGGTCTGAGCAGACCAAACGCCAGGTAATTAAATCCGCCTGGGCCGTACACCGTCAGAAAGGAACTATTTCAGCATTACGCCGGGTGGTGGAGCCGTTCGGCTTTCTGATCAAGGTGATTGAGTGGTGGCAGACTGGCGGCGAGCCGGGAACATTTCAGCTTGAGATCGGTGTGTCTGAATCGGGTATTACCGAGGAAACCTATCTTGAACTTGAACGCCTGATCGCTGATGCAAAACCATGCTCACGCCACCTAACCGGGCTTGCGATTAATTTGCAGGTATCGGGGGAGCTATTCGCTCACGCCGGTTGCTATGGCGGAGACGTGATGACTATTTACCCCTGGGTGCCGGAGGCCGTCGAAGTCAGTGGCGGTTACTTCCAAGGCGGGGCAATTCATATTATTGATACATTAGAGGTTACAAATGGCGGCTAAATTTTTTGCACTCCTGACCAATGTGGGCGCGGCGAAATTATCAAACATGGCGGCGTTGGGTGAAAAACTGGAAATAACTTCACTCGCTGTAGGCGATGGCGGCGGCGTATCACCAACACCGAGCCAGGCCCAGACAAAGCTGATCAATGAGCGACGCCGCGCGCCGCTTAATTCTCTTTCGGTTGATGAAAAAAACGATAGTCAGATTATCGCTGAACAGATTATTCCTGAGTCTGCTGGCGGTTGGTGGATTCGTGAAATTGGGCTTTTTGACGCTGATGGTGATTTGATCGCAATCGCTAATTGCCCGGAAACTTATAAGGCGACAACTGAGGAAGGTTCAGGCCGAACTCAGGTTATCAGGATGCTTCTCACCGTATCCAGCACAGATGCAGTTACCCTGAAGGTTGATCCATCGGTTGTACTGGCAACGCGGCAATATGTTGATGATGCTGTGATCGAGGTAAAAACATACGCAGATAAGCTGGTAGCCGCTCATGAGGCTAAGGCTAATCCGCATAAACAGTACCCGTTAACGGCGAACGCATTAAAGGAAATGGTTGATGCAGGGCTGGTCGCTGATGTTCTTAAAAACCTTGGTTTAGGAGAGGCGGCAAAACGCTCAATTGGTTCTGCTGTTAACCAGATACCGGATATGTCTTTTTTCTCTAG